GTGGCTCAGGATTAAAATTAAAAATAAGAGGCTTAGGTTAGTCTCAATAGGAGAAAACAATGTCATTTTCAAACTTTTTAGAAACAGAAATACTAGACCACGTATTTGCAGGTGCGGCTTACACTGCCCCATCAACAATTTATGTGGCTTTATACACAGCAGCACCAGGCGAAGCAGGTGGTGGTACGGAATTATCGGGTAGTGGTTACGCTCGTCAAACTGTAGCATTCTCAACTTCAGGCGACACAACAAGCAACTCTGCAGCAGTAGAATTTCCTACAGCAACAGGTACTTGGGGTTCAGTTACTCACGTTGGTGTATTCGATGCCTCAACATCAGGTAACCTAATGGCTTACGCCACTCTATCGTCAGCAAAGACTATTGATTCAGGCGATGTGTTCCGTATTCCTACAGGTGACTTAGATATAACGCTTAACTAATGTTATACAATCAGTGGAAATACAATAGAGCGAAGTATTCCACAGCCGATTTAGAAGACGGTTTAGCACCAATAACGGCTACAAGTTCTGTAACCTGTAGTGGTGAACAGATTAAGTATGTTGATGTAAGTATTCAATTTACGGCTAACAGTTCTTTTTCTTCTGATTCAACAAGGGTTAGGGAGTCAGATGCAATATCAGCAGGTGCTTCTTCTGTCGGTATTGTCTATGTTCGTAAGCGTGAAAACTCATTAATTGTAGCAGGTATATCATCTACTTCTGCCACTTGTAACAGAGTACAGAGTAGTAGTGCTACAGTCAGTGTTAGTTCAACAACGGTTGTTTCTCCTGAGAGGATACAACAGCCAACCATTACTATATCTCCTGTTGCATCAGTGACCATTACTGCTGAAGCAGTTTACTTAGCGTCAGGTACGACAACATCGACAGCAACATCGACAGTGTTAGGTTTGAGAGTTATAGATGTTGTAGTGGCAATAACATCAACATCATCAGTCAGCTCAGAAGCAATCGAGCAATGGGAAATAATTTCAGAAGGTTCAGAAGTGTGGACCTTAATAGCAGCATAGGATAAATAATGTCATTAATACCATTACAATTACCCCCTGGTGTACATAGAAACGGAACTGACTTTGAATCATCTAATAGATGGAGAGAGTCTAATCTTGTTCGTTGGCACGATGGCTCAATGCGTCCTGTGGGCGGATGGGTAACTAAGAAGGCTTCAGCGTTTGCATCAGCACCAAGAGCAATGTTGTCATGGGTTGACAATACTTCAGGTACTAACTTGGTAGCAGGAACATACAATAAACTATATTATGTAAATGTATCAAACACTGTGTCTGACATAACTCCTGTAGGTTTAACATCAGGAAGTGTGGACGCGACAGTTAATACTGCTTATGGTGGTAGTTATTGGGGTACAGGTAACTATGGCACGGCAAGAACATCAACAGGTGTTTATCAAGAGGCTACAACATGGTCATTAGATACATGGGGTCAGAATTTATTAGGTTGTTCAGTAGATGATGGCAAGATATACGAGTGGACGTTAAGCATCTCTACTTTACCAACGGCACTAACTAACGCACCTGTAAACAACAAATCAATGTTAGTAACAGAAGAAAGATTTGTATTCGCACTAGCATCAGGTGGAAACCCTCGTAAGATTCAGTGGTCAGACAGAGAAGACAACACTGTATGGACAGCATCCGCAACAAACGAGGCAGGTGACTTTGAATTACAAACCCAAGGTCAGATTATATGTGGTGTTAGAATGAGAGGTAGAAGTCTTATCCTTACAGACCAAGATGCCCATATAGCAACCTATCAAGGACCACCTTTCGTTTATGGTTTTGAGCGTGTTGGTACTGCTTGTGGTGTTGCTTCTCGTAAGTCTGCTGTTGCAGTAGATGAGGGTGCTTTTTGGATGGGTCACAAGGCGTTCTATACGTTTGATGGTTCAGTGGCTACCGAGATTAAATGTGATGTATTAGACTATGTGTTTGATAACATCAATAGAAACCAAATTAGCAAAGTTTACGCAGTACATAACTCTCAGTTTGGTGAGATTTGGTGGTTTTATCCATCGGGTTCATCTAAAGAAAATGACAGTTATGTATTATTAGACTACAAAGAAGCGCATTGGGCAATAGGAAGCCTTGGAAGAACTGCTTGTATTGATAGAGGTGTATTCGATAATCCTATTTGGAGTGATGCTAGTGGAAATCTAATCAATCAAGAGACAGGCATTAATCATGGAACAGCAGTACCTTATGCTGAATCAGGTCCTATTAGTCTTGGAAATGGTGATACTGTTATGAGAGTAACAAGCCTTATTCCTGATGAGAAGGTTCAAGGTGAGGTAAAGGTTTCTTTCAAGACTAGAATGTACCCTAACGATACAGAAACTACACACGGACCTTATACATTGACCAATCCAACAGATGTCAGATTCACAGGTAGGCAAGTAAGGATAAAGATTGAAGGTAACGGATACCATAATTGGCGTTCAGGCATCATGAGAATAGATGCTAAAGCAGGTGGAACTAGATGAGTGCGCCTATTCCACCACCCCCACTAGGTCCTAGTTGGAATAGTTGGGGTGAGAAGTTAAACGCATTCCTAGTTCGTACTAGAGATGCGTTGCGTTTTAAACAGAGCGGTGACTCAGCATCAGAAGACGGAATCCTAATGTGGGATGCCGTCAATCAATGCCCAATAGTTTCTAAGAACGGTGCTTGGGTTAAAGTTAAACTAGACCCATGAATATTAAAGAAGACTTACTAAGATGTAGAGATTGGATTCAGTCTGCCTTAGACAAGGGTGGCGACACACATAATTTTGTTGATGTTGTTGACGGTGTAATGAGTGGAAATATGCAATTATGGTCAGGGAAAAAAGGCTGTGCTGTGACAGAGATAGTAGTGTATCCTAATAAAAAAGTCCTTCATGTCTTCTTGGCAGGAGGAAAACTTGAACAGATAACAGATATGCACTCAGATGCAGTAAAATGGGCTAAGGCTCAAGGGTGCGATGGAATGACCTTATCAGGAAGAAAAGGGTGGAAGAAAATATTAAATAAAGACGGCTGGAAAGAACAACAGGTCGTTATGGCAAAGGAGTTTTAATATGAGTGGTGGAAAAGGCGGAAGCACAACGCAAAAGACAGAGATACCTGATTGGTTAAAACAACCATCTATTAGGAATTTAGCACGAGCAGAAGAGACACAAAAGATAGGCTATATGCCTTGGCAAGGTCCTGATATGGCAGCCTTTAATCCTACTCAGACAGAAGCAATGAGGCAGAACATCGGAGCGTCAGAAGCATTTGGTCTATCAGCACCAGGCTCTTTAACCCCACTACAAGGACTATCAGCACCTACTACTTATTCAGGCGGTGTTCAAGGTTATAGTGGAATGCCTTTATATGACCAAGCATTAGCAGAGTTGAAAACAAAACAATCTTCTGATGTAGCAAAATATAACAACTTATTTAGTTAGGAGTAGATTATGGCAGGTGGACCAACAACAGGTGGAATAGCAACAAACCCAAACATTAATCAACTAGCAGCCCAAGGTATTAAAGGCGCAGGTGTTAATACAGCAGCAGGAATGGGATATACGCCTTCTACAGTAGGAGCAGGACAGTTAGCAACAACTAGCCTAACTCCTTACATGAACCCCTACACTACTGAAGTTATTAAGGCTAATGAGTCTGACATACTACGTGGTGGTGCAATAGGACTAAACGAATTAAACGCACAAGCATCAGCGGCTAACGCATTCGGTGGCTCACGTCACGGTGTTGCAACAGGTGAGATGGGAAGAAGTATTGTTGACCAACTTGCTCAATCATCAGCAGGACTAAGACAGCAAGGATTCCAACAAGCAGGTCAAGCCGCATTAGCAGACATAGGCAACAGAATGAATGTTGACCAATTCAATGTTTCGTCAGGATTACAAGGCGCTCAACAAAGATTAGGGGCAGCAGGACAACTAGCAGACATCTCTAACTTAGGCTTCGGCATGGGTCAGACAGTCACTAAGAACCTTGCTCAACAAGGCGCACAACAACAGGCAATGGAACAAGCACTT